CATCACAGGTGTTTCTAAAGTTTTTCCTGCTTTAAATGATTCAGAAACGGTGCTTGCAGGTGGCTCAACAGGTTTGCCAGCCGCACGTGCGCCAAGTCTCAATGGATCAAGTCCAAGTTTTGCCAATGTGTCAAAAATAATGTTTGCTACACCAGAAACATTACCAACACTTGTTGCCAATCCTGAACGCAATGCTTCAGTACGATAATCGCCAGATTGCACTGATGCTTGATCTCCAGCAAGAATTTTTAGTGCGTTATCAGACAAACTCTCCAGATTTCCAGAAGCAATGGCTTCAAGTTCTGCGTCACTAAGTTTTTCTAAATTATCTGCCATGTTTTTACCTCATCACTTTGGTTGAGATTGTTTTTTTCTACGTTCTTCTAAAAGTGCTTTGGCACGTGCTTGAACATCTGTGCCAATAGCAGTTGTATCACGCAACTGTGGAAAATCAAACGCTTCCTTCAATTCAGATTCAGAGCCTATTTTGCTATTTACTCCCAATCTAATCTGAACTTTAATCTCATCATTTGCTTTTTTCTTTGCAACCATTTGAAGCGCACGTAATGTTTTTTCAATATTTTTCTGTGTTTCAATTGATGGAGTTCCAGTAAAAAGAGCAGATGTAGTGTCAATCAATTTTCCATAAATTGATGGATCACCACCAGCCGCCTGAATTTCTTTGTTAGAAATATCAGTTCCACCACCAATTGCTTTTGCCAATTGCAATCTTGCCGCATTAAAAGCGGCTGGGTTATTTTCATTAACAGACAATTGCAATTGCTCAAGAGCTTGATCTGTAGAGTTAACAACATCAAGTTGCGGCTTGATAGTTGCCATTACTTTTGTTCTGAAGTCTGGGATGCTTTCAACTTTTTTGTCTCCAAGAATATTTGTAATATTTGCACTTTGTCCCTTTCCAGGCAAAGATTTAATCAATGCATTAACTTCATCAATTTGAGATTGAGGAGCTTTTTGATCTTGAAGAGCTTTTCTATATTCTTGTAATTTCTGAAGTTCTGTCGGAGCATAACTAGGTTGTTGTTTAGTTAATGCATCTTTGCGAATTTTCAAAACACGCAATGCTTGCTCTTTATCAGGACTATCTGGCTGTTCATTGAGAAACTTTTCAGTAACATCAATTCCTGCTAATTCATTTGCAACCTGAATAGATGATGGAATGGCTTGTTGTTTTTCACGATTAGCGGCGGCATTACGTTGAGCAACTAAAGCACCGCTTTCTTGCATCTTCCGCAATTCTTGAGCAAGAGTAATTGCTCCTTGTGGATCAGTGTCTTTTAGTTTTGCAATGGCACTCATCACAGAAGTAGGATCAGCCCAATTGATAGTAGAAGAAACTGCTTGACGCTGTTTAACAAGATTTAACATTGGGTCTTGAGCACCAAGCAAACCACCAACTGCTCTACCCAACTGTTGACCACCAAAATAAGCACCATAGTTAACCTGTTGTTCAGGAGTCAACTGAGCAAATTCTATAGCCTGTTCACGCATCTGCTTTTGACGAGCCTCATCAATGCTTTCAGGAGTCACCCCAAAAAGACTTCCAACGATATCAGTTGCCATGTTTACTCCTTAGATAAACAGTCCGTAATCTTGATTTCCATAAGCCAAACCAGTTCCAAAACCAGATTGACCTAAAGCAGTTTGAGCAAATCGTGCTTGCAATTGATTGCCAGTATTACCACCCAACCAATTCCCTAACCCAGTTGTAAACTGTTGATTTTGACCAAGACCCATAATACTGCTTGCCAACGGATTAAGTGCATTTGCAGGTTGCAATGTCTTAGCCGCACCAAGTCCACCATACAACAAGCTTTGACCAGCATTAGCACCAGCAGTAGCACTACGACCACCCAATGCAGAACCAATTTCTAGACCTTGTTGACCCAACTGTTCAACAGTACCAGCACCACCCAAATAACCCATATATGGAGACAATGCCGCAGTCTGACCACCATACATTCCACCAAGCAAGTTAGCACCAGTGCTAAACAAACCAGTACCAAAAGCAAGTTGTTGCTGACCAGCCTGTTGAGCCTGAGCCGCCAACTGAGCATCTTGTTGTGCAATGGCGTTGTAATAGGCTTGCAATTCAGGGTTTGTAGCCCCTAACGCCACACCACCACCAATACCACTAGTGCCACCAACAGCCAAGCCACCACGACCAGTTTGGAACATCTGGTTCTGCAACTGAGCCAATTGCTGTTCACGACCAGGAGCTAACAAACCACGCTGTTGTTGCATATATTGCTGTGCAACTTGCTCAGGACTTTGTGCCAAATACTGTTGCCCAAGACCAAACAAACCTTGAGCCGCCTGACCCAAAGGAGCATAGGCCGCAGGTGCTTGTTCAGCCTGAGTCAATCCCATACCAGACAAAGCCATCAACCTGTTGCGCTGTGCTTGCAATTCAGGAGAAAGCGTATATCCAGCACTGACTAAGTTGCCACTAGGATCAAATCCAAACTGAGAAGCACCAAATCCAGTCGTAACTCCAACAGGTCGGAATCGTGCCGCATCAGCCGCAATACGAGCCGCTTCTAGTTGAGCTTGAGCGGATGTTTGAGCCGCAGACTCCTGAGAGTCAGCCATCATTGAACTGCCTAACAGTCCAAGTCCTCCAGCGATAGCACCACTAATCCAAGGCATATCAATTCTCCTTAATCAAAACTTGATCCACTTTTGACGGGTCTTTCTCGTCTGTTGCGTGGATACAAAACCAAACACAATCAGTCAATGCTTTTACTGCATGATGCTCACCAGAGCTAATCTCGATACAAGCAGGAGCTTCAACAATCTTTGTCTCATCACCCTTCAACAACACAACCTTGCCTTTAGCAAGAATACTCATGTGAGAGTAGGCGTGTTTATGTTGCATCAACATCATCCCTTCAGGAATGACTGTTTCCTTGGCATACAAGCCATCAGAAAAATGATGCTTAATCAAATCATCAATCATGCAACGTTCCCCAAGCGTGTACCAGTGGTTTCCCATGTTACATAGGAATTTCCATTGACATACTTACCAGCCGCACCACCAGTGCCACCAGAACGCTGTGCGCTACTAGTTCCATTAGAACCAGCAGTACCCCATCCACCACCAGCCCCACCAACAGCGTATTGGCTTGCTCCACCAGAACCAGCAGTTGTCAAAGTGGCAGTGCCACCAGAACCAGATGTTCCTTCTCCAGGGCCAGTAGATGTTCCACCAGCCCCACCAGTTGCATACGGAGAAGCACCACCAGCACCACCGCCACCGCCGCCACCGCCATACCAGTCGCTGTAGTTAGAGCCACCACCGCCCCCACCAACACCGCCACCACCAGCAATAGTGCTGTTGTTGACAATGGTTAAGTTGGAAGAAACATTGATTGCAGTTCCACCAGCAGTACCAGCAGTACCAGCATTGGGTGCGCCACTTCCACCGTCACCACCATTACCACCATGACCAATGATGTAGCCACTATTCACCAGCCTAACACCAGCAGGGAAACTACCAGATACAGTCAATGCAGAAGCAGAACTAGTGCTACCAAGAATATAAACACCAGAGTTAACAACAACTTCTAACTGATCTGTTTCATTCCAACCATTAGAAACTGCCCAAGTTCTAAGGTTCAAGTCAGTCTGATTGCTAGAAATGTACAGAGTCGTACGCTTTGACGCACCATAGAAGTTAGAAATGCTGATTTCGCCAGAAGAAGGAATAGCAGTTTCTACGCCACCAGGATACCCAACAGCACCAGAGTAAACAATACTGCCACCAGCATAGTATTCTGACAAACTATGAGGCGTACTGCCGCCAAACTCAGTCACAATGTCTGAGATTGACAAATCGCCTGAAGTTTTAATCGTCATACCTGTTCCTCAATTAACTTACTGTGCCATAAGCGGTTACGTTTCCAACCACCACCAAATTTCCAGAGGAATCAAGTGATGCCTTGTTTGTACCACTGTAAGCAAAATAAATCTTTGTGCCAGAAATAGAGATTGTCCAGCTTCCAGAAGAAACACCAGCCGCAGTTCCTGTCGTGTTTTGATTCAATGTAGGAAACGTGCAGTTTGCCAAATTGCCAGAAGCAGGAGTCCCAAGAGCAGGAGTAGTCAATGTTGGACTACTCAAAGTCGTATTGGTTAAAGTAGCACCATTGGTGTCTGCCTTTGTTGCAATAGCAGTAGCAATCGCATCAAACTCAGTATTGATTTCAGTGCCTTTAACAATCTTCAGAGGATCGCCAGAAGACAAAGCATCTTTAGTCGCAAAATTTGTGGCTTTCGTGTAGTTCGACATTTTTTCCCCTTAAGTCAGCTTGCCATTCTTGGCTTGAATTTCAATTTTCTGAATCGACAAACCTGAACCATTGATATCAGATTCGTAACCAGTCTGAACGATTTTCCCAGCACCAGTTGCATGAACAACCAATGTTTGCAACGCAACACCATCAGAATACTCTGCAATACCATACTCAGCTACGTTGTAATACTCTTCACCTTGAGATGGAATCTGAACGCTTTGCGCCCGATAGTTCTCATTAAAGTCAAATCCCCACTTAAAAATAACAGCCTGATTACTGCCACCAATTACCACGGTGGTAAGTTTTTTCAGGATAGATGTCTGATTGGGATTCCCAAGATCAGCATGGTTCGTAAAGTAAACCATACGATACGAAGATGTATTGTCTTGGTAAGTTCCATACTGACCAACATAACCAGTCTTGCCAATCAGTAAAGTGCCATCAAGTTTCTTGCAGAATGACTTAGGCTCAATACTGTCCCACACGGTCACACGAGCAGAACCATCTTGCAACTGACCACGAGTGTCAAAGCAGTAAACAGCCTTCACACTTGGCACAGACAAAAGATAAAAAGCATTCAACTCAGAGTAAACAGACTTGATATTTGCCTTGGTTTCACCATTGACAATCTCCATCAAGTCGTTACGCACATTCTTAGACAAGTCACGCAACGGAGCAGACTTCTCTTGAATGGTTCTCAAGAATGAACGCACACCACTGTTAGACAAGAAGATAACGTCAGTTCCAGTGTTTTGAATGCTGTCACGAGCAATACAACCAATTCCGCTAACAGTGTCGCTAAGAGAAATAGTTGCGGGAGTGGTAGCCCCCTGGTAGACAAGAATCTGCGATTTGCCGAAGATAATCAAAAATCCATTATGCGCCGCAATACCAGAAATCTCGTCTGAACCAGAGGGCCAAACACGAGAAATATCCAAAGAACCAGCAGTTCCTGTAGACCACACAGCACCATTGAGCAAATCAGAGAAGTAGACCGTGTACTTGTCAGATGCAGTATTTGCCGCCCACAAACGACCATAAGCAGAAATCACAATGTCTGCTTGAGGAGCAGTGCCTACATAACCAGACATCTCAGAAATGCGTCTGTATGTCGTAGTGCTAGTTGCAGGGTCATAAACCAATGGATCATGCCCAGTCTGGAAGAAATAAGCATTTCCATTCAGTGTGGCAGTCTTCCAATTGCTTGCGCTGATCGTAGGAGCAGTACCACCACCACCATAGGTCAGTTCAACAACAGCATTTGATCCATCTAACTTGAACAACTTGCTGTTTCCTGCAAACAGAACAGTCGATGTGCCATCATTGCCAATCAACTCATGGATAGCAGTGACATTGTTTGAGCCAAGGTTGCCAGAAGAAGAATTAACCTTTGACCAACCTTTCCTAGCACCAATACGACCATACTGGTCAATGATGCAGTTTGTGGCAGTCAAAGCAAATCCAGCACTCAAGTCCAAAGGAGAATCTTGAGTATTCAGCCCATAGAAACCTGGGGCTGAAATGCTGAATGTTTGAATTGCTTGTGCCATCAATTCGCCTCAAAAGTCATTTCTTCAGGATAGCGAGTGCTTTCCAAAGCAATGTAATCAGCAAGCATCGAACGATACAACTGATAAGCCTCAGAAGAATTCAATCCACCATCCTCGCCACGCTCAACCAATGCACGAGCATAAGCATTCTGAATTACCAACTCAGAAGGAACTAATAGCTCAGTCGCATCACTAGACAGAGTTGCTTGCGGAATAATCAAATCAAACACCAGTGAGTAGGCTTTGTCTGGCACAGGGTAAACATCAACCTTTGTGTCATCAGAGCCATCTACTCCATTGAAAGCGTAGTATGTAGGTGCGGCAGTCTGAGTCGTTCCAAAGTTAAGGAAACGATTCATGTTTGCAAAAGGAATGTTGCGAAGAGTCAAATCTTGAGTGTCATTGATCGCATCAATAACACGGAACTTCTGACCAGCACCAGTCATAGAGTATGAATGCGTGTTGGCAACTGTAGAAATAGTCACTGTAGTTGACAGAACATTCCAAGAATAAGCATCTTCAACTTGACGCTTTGCATCATTGACAAACTTACCAATCAACTTGGAATAGTCAGTCTGAGCAACAGTTTCAACTTCTGCTTCTCGTAAACGAATCAAAATATCATTAACCAGTTCAAGGTAAGTCATGTTCTTTGATTCCCTATAAGTTCAAATGTCAATACAACAGTAAATGTAGAACCAGATTCAGGTGTACATTTAATCTGATCACCCTCTTCCAAAACAACGTATGCTCCACCATCAAACTTCAAATAGTCTTTAGAGCCAAATGAATAAGATGACAGGATGTCGTAGGTTGCGTTTGCAGAAGCGTCATACCACTGCAAAGTGATGTGCTTTGTTGATCCACTAGTGTTGTGCAAATAAGCAAGATTCCAAAGCGCACGATAACCAGTCGGCACTGTGTACAACGTGCTACTAGAACCCGCTGTAGGAGTTGATCCGACTGAAATCTCTCTCATTTTTTGGCCTTGTTCCTTGCAGAAATTGCTTTTGCTTTAGAACGAGCATCTTCTTTTGAAGAAGCACCCCAGGCATTTAGAGATAAAAGGAGTCTTGTTGGCTTACCATCCTTATACTCTGGCCCAGGCATATTGCCCATTCTGGCTAAAAAGGAGGCCCGTCTAGGGTTGTCGCCACTCTTTACTGGTGCTTTCAATTCGCCACCAGTTGACGCATTATACGAGGCTCTACCTTTAGCATTCAAGCCCCCTTTAGGATTTTTACCTTCTTTCCTAGTCCAGGCTGGGCTTTTCATCACATTCCACGCTTCATCTTATTTTTGGCAGTACGCTGACCACGCATAGGCATTGACCTAGATTTACCAGCCGAAGACAATGCAATCGCAATAGCCTGTTTTTGAGGCTTTCCAGCCTTCATCTCACGCTTGATGTTCTCGCTGATCGTCTTTTGTGAAGAACCTTTTTTGAGAGGCATGATTGCTCCTTATTTGAAAAAACGGGTTACTACAAATGAAACAAAGCCCCCAAAAACGGAGGCCATCATCATTCCAGTCCACAAGCCACCTTTTGACTTGTTTGCTAGTTCAAGCAAAGCACGAACATCAGTTCTCAAAGCATGAACTTCTTTTTCTAGAGCCTCAACCTGAGCCTCTAACTTGCCAAAATCACGAGCATCGATGTCACTCATAATGAAATCTTCCTTGGACGACCTGGACGTTTAGTCATCACTGGAATATTGCCCATCACAATCCGATTTGGGGTAGGAAGACGCTCTTCCTTTTCTTCAATCTGTTCTTCAACCAAATCGACACGGACATATCCAGGATGAGTCTTCATAGTCTCAATGTCGTGATCTAAGGTAAAACTTACCAGATTGCCACTTGCAAGACATTTGTATGTTGCCATAAAAAAAGGGGGATTGCTCCCCCTCTCCTTTAGATGGTCGGACGACCAATAACGATTTTCAGAGTGGACGAGGCCAAATCGACAGTTGCCGTTGACTCGTTCTGAATACGGAACTTGACGGTGTTGGCGGCACTGACATAGCCAGTGACAGTCAAACCCACCAAATCCACACCCAATGAAGCACCAAGAACCATGTCACCAAGGGCGACACCAGGAACGGTAATGTCATCGGTTTCACCAGCACCATCAGACAAAGAACCAGCATTCAAGGTTGCTTTAACAACCCAAGTTTCGTTGAAAATACCACGAAACTGATCATTGCTTTGACGGACGGTTACAGACGTTGCGGTTGCCATGTATCAATCTCCTTAAAAAGAAAAAAGTCTCCCCCCCGTTAGGGAGAGAGACTAAGTGCATCAGCTAGGTACAGCCAAGGCAACTGCGCCGTAGTCACGCAGTTCAGCAACGCCGTACAGAGTATCAGCGGTGAACAGCGTACCCAAGTACTCTTGCTTGTACTGGGTTTGCGAACGAACAGCCATCTGCTCAACCAGCACCATCGAATCACGATGACCCATCAAGCAGATACGGGCAATAGCCGTACCAGAAGCGGGGAAAGTGGAAGTTGCAGAGGCAGAGTCAGCGTTGCTAGACACAAACACGGGGATGCCATACACGTTACCAATTTCGCCGTTACGGATGGTGTTGCTTGAACCAGACTCACCAACGAAAGCCTGTTCGGTGTAACGAGCAATGCCCATCAACGTATTACGGCTAGAAGGAGGAATGATGAAGAAACGACCATCCATCGGCACATCGGAATCGTCCAAACGCTGAATGGTGCGGCGAATAGCGGCATCAGTCAGAGCAGAAGCGTTACCAGTGTTGGTGTTGGCGGTGTAATCAAACGTGGTCGTGCCATCACCACCGATGTAAGCGGCAACTTGCTTTGCAAGGGCATAACCTGCATCGTCAGTGTAGAACTGACGCAGGGACGATTGAGCTTGAGCCTCAACGATGTCTTCAATCAAGCGGCTATATTCATAGTGCTTGTTGATGGACACGGTTTTCTCGCTTTCGGTAGCGGCAATCAGCGTAACCTGCGTAGAAGCAGATTTAGCAGATGCAGAACCACGAGTGGGGACGGGAATGTGAACGGTATCGCCTTTTTTGCCACGGAAATTCATCTTCTTGATGAGGTTGGCGGCAACAAGATTCTTCTTGTAAGCGGCGGCAATTTCATCAGACCAAATTTCAGGGATAAACGTTGCCGCAGTCGTTACTGTGACGTGATCAGTTCCAAGAGCCATTTTCAAATCTCCAAAAGATTAAAGGTTGTCATTTAACCCTGCCCTCAGCATAAGCCGCCATGATTTCTGGTTGCAATGCCTCGTATCGAGCAGGATCAGTCATCTTCAGCCGAATTAAGTCAGCCCTACGGTAAACCCTCTTTGAACTCTCTCCAGTTCCACCAACATCAACTGTCGCAGTCTTCATGTCCTTCTCACGAGTTGCTTTACCAGCTTTCTCGGTTTGTTTAGAACGAATTCCACGCAATTCCTTGTAGGTAGACAGCAATTCATTAGCACTGTCAAAGTCATATTCAGCATCTGCTTTAGAGTACAGAGACATCCTTACGGATGAAGCCTTAACCCATTCAGCGAATCCAGCATCTTGAACAATTTGTGCAAAATCAGGATGCGCTTGTTGCAACTTCTGCTGAATCTGCATCCTTTTGAACTCTTGAGCCGCTTGACGGGCCGCAAGAACATCAGGATGTGCTTCTACAGTCTTTTGAACAGCCTTCCTTGGGTCTTCAAAGAAGTCTACTTCAGGTTCTTCCTGAACAGCAGGTTGATTTTTACTTGCAAGATTGCTCTTGATCAGTTCATCTGCTAGTTTGCGAACTTCACCAACTTCCTGCGCTTGCTTGCCAATTAGCTTTTCAGCCTCTTGATGCATCTTAATCACTTCTTCAAGTGACTTGTTCCTGTATTTCTCAGGAAGGGAAGTTGCCTCTTCCTCCAATTTGGAGATTTGTTCGCCAACTATTTCCAGTTCGTTACCGTCAAGATTCTCGTTTTCGTCAATCAACATGATGTTTCCTTTTCCTGCCTAATCGGTTGTAGGAGATATGAACTCGGCAC